GTAAAAACCATCGTCTGACAGAAAGAAAGTTATACCTTGAACTTGAGCAATCGAGCCAGAAGCAATACATCCCTTACCACGAGAGATGTTGTCAAACTGAAAAATGAATGGAGTGCCGATATAACTCATGCGAGTTATTCCCTTTTCCAAGAGAATAATTCCAACCTCGCCACCACGAATTCCCATGATCTGACCGCCATCAGGAATGTCTTGGTAGTCAGCTTGAGTTACCTGATCTGCGTCCCATTCAGTCTCGTCATTGATACCAGACCATTGAACCCTAGATGGGTAAAGAGTAGATGAAGCGTTAATAAACGCAGTCACCACAAAATCACGCACGACAGTTATGTAGCGACAAATTGGAGCACTAGCCGCTAAGTCTGCAAAAGCAGTAGAAGTACCTAGGGTAAACACTTGCATCGGGTCACTAAAGTTAGTCCCAATGATTGAGTTACCAAACTGAGTAAATCTAAATCTGTCGCCATAAGCGTTAGGGGTGTACCCACCAGTTTTAGAAACATTGGTCAAAGCACCAACACCACTCACGCTAAAAATCTTTGTTGTTCCAGCAGCAAACAACTTAGTGTCGTTTGTAGGGGTTTTCCCTGCTACCAATGTAGTAAGGTCTTCAGAGGCTTGTTGAGAGAATATAGCCGCAGTTGGAAGTGGGCCATAACCAACAGCCTGAGAGACTACGTTCTTTGCGTCAACCAAAGCACCAGTAATGCTAGGTTGGTCAGGCATCCATTCACCAAAGTTTAGTTTTGTCGTTGCCATGTGTTACTTCCTTGAGCCTGAATTGTCCAAGTATTGTCGTTAGCAGATACTGGTGTCCATGTGTTTGAGTCGCTAGAAACTACTGTCCAAGTATTTGAATCTGTAGAAACAGGTGTCCAAGTATTCTCGTCTTCTGGTACTGGTGTCCAGTTCTCACCAAGGATTACACCCTTTGCGGTGATCGTAGCCGTACCAGTAAAGCTACCAACTCCTGCGTAAATTGCGGAAGCTGAAGCCGTAAAATCTGCATTACAAGTAACGCTTGCATTGGCATCCGCAACAATTCCACCATTAGCAGTGAATGTTGCATCACAAGTAATAACCGCTACAGCATCACGAACCCTAATCGCATCAGCAGTAACAGTCGCGTCAGCCGTGATAGAAGCTACGCCATTGGCAACAATTCCACCTAAAGCAGTTACATCGGCATTACCAGTTATAGAAGCATCTGCAAACTGAACACGAGTTCCAATTGCTGTTACATCAGCGTTACCCGTGATACTTCCAGAAGCAAACTGTACCCTGATCGCATCCGCAGTTACTGTTGCATTAGCATCAATAGAACCAGAAGCAAACTGAACCCTAGTCGCATCACAAGACGCACTAGCTGAACCATCAATGCTTGCACTAGCATATTGAATCCTGACAGCATCAGCCGTGACTGTTGCCGTTCCATCTACTGCCGCCACACCATTTTGAACCCTTACAGCGTCAGCCGTAACAGTCGCAGAAGCACTCACAGACCCATAGGCATCCCATAGGGTAACTGAGGTGGTGTAGAGTGAACTATCGAGTGTGAGTGTTAAGTCATCAATGCTAGACTTTAAATTGTCTAGCGAGTCAATTGTCCACGGAGGCAGTAAATCAGCCATCTCACGCTAAAGTAACGCTCAATGAACCAGAGGCAATGCGAAACACATCACCAGTTGCAATCGTCTTAGAAGCGTCTAGTGCTGTGTGATAAAGCAAGTTACCAGCAGTAGAAGCATCACGGATTCCAATGTGTGTAATTGTGCCCCATGATCCACCAGCTTGAGGAAACTCAACAGCCGCAGAATTGGTAGTAGCACCATTGCTAGGCGCACCAAAAGTCACAGACTGACGAGCATACGATGTACCAGAACACTCAGTTCCAGTATCAGCGTCTGTTGGGTCAGAAGTGTACAAAGCCACGTACACAGTCGTTGGGGAGGTATAAGCCGTATTACGCAATGTTGCGTTAATCAGCGAGTTCTCCAAAAAATTACTCATTTCTGCCATTTTTTACTCCAAGTTATTTCGTTTACTTCTGTTGTCAAATTGAGATAGTACTTGCAAATTCCAAGGCACATGGAGTCCGCATACGACCTCGCTACATAGTGGAACAATATGATCTACCTCATGTGCCACACCTGTTTCAATTGAAATTTTATTCGCTTTTAAATAAATTGCTTCAATTTCTTTTTTCATTCCATCGTCTAGCCAAGATGGGCAAGCATTTCTTTTTGCTGCACGATACTTTGCGCTTTGAGCAAACGATTTATGCTTATTTTTTCCATACCATCTTTTGCTTTTTTCAGAATATTTTTCTTTATTATTTTGTTGCCATTCGACAACTCTTAATGAAATTTTTTCTTTGTTTTCAGGATAGTAAGTTTTGAAAAACTCTTTTGCATACTCTTTAACTCTACCTTGATTCTTTAAATCCCATTCTTTCTTTTTGATCTTTCTGCAATCTCTACACCAAGAACTAAACCTAGTTTTTTCCCAAGCAAAGTTACTTTCAGTAGATTTAACTACTTTGCAACAAGCGCATTGTTTTTCAACCATACGCTCCATAGTTTCACCTTGCAGTAAGTTTCATTGCTAATGGGACACCAGAGTACTGAGTATTTTCATCAGACCTAGTGAGAGAAGAAATCGCACGATCGTACATAGAACCCCATGTATTGACACGACCATCGTTCATAAGATACGGCTCTGCCTCAAGCAAAGCAGCATAAAGTAGTGCGTCAGGTGCAACATTTAGAAACACATTAGATGCGTTTGTACTAGACATATACGGAGGAGCAGAATGGTACAAGAGTCTCAATGTATAAACGCCATCAGGCACAGGAGACAACAGAAACTCGTTAGCCAAGATCGTATAAGACTTAGGAACACCAACTTCTGATGCTCTTGGGTCATTAGACAAAGTAGATGGGCTAGAGTAACTTAGAGGTTGGATTGGGTTTGTCAAAACGACAAAATCACGAATCTCTAAAAAGTCGCTAGGCACTTCAACAGTTGAGTCACCAGATACTGTAGCTGTTGTTACAGACTTGAGCATCTGACGAACACGCAGTTCTCTACGGAGACGATTCTCAGCAAATGTAATAAAGTCTGGAATCTGGTTGGTCAGATCAGACCTAGCCAGATAACCTGCAATTGATGTCTGTAAATCAGAGTATGTTGCGAAACTCATACTACTCCTGTCCTAGTGCGCCATGCACGATTCATTGGGTCATTCAACCAAGCAGCAAAACGCTTGTCATCAAGAACAGCAAAGCCACGCATGATGCCTTGTTTGTTTAGATCATCAATCACAGTCATTGGGATTGAAGCCACCTTATTGCCAAACAAATTATCAGACCATCTTGCACGTTCATCAAAGGAGTTATATTCCTTTTTATTCTGCTCAACAATGTCTGAAACATCTTGGCGAGTTTGAATAACGATGCCACCTTCGCCATCGGCATGAACAGCAGTTTGTCTAATGTTTTGCATACCTTAATTCTATCAGTTTGTGTAAAAAAGAAAATGCCCCAGAGTTTTAATTCTGAGGCATTGGTATCACATCTATGTGAGACTTATGGCGTGATGTCGGCAATTATGCCGTGAGCAGCTTCGTTCTTAACTTCCAAAGTGAACTCAGCCAACAATTGTGTGGTTTCATTGTCACCAGTTACAGCCAACTCGTTGGTCTGGAATGGGCGCAAGTAAGCAATAGCAGCCATGTCGGGGTCGAGCACAAATGCAACTTCATCGCAGGTGTTGGTAGAAGTCATGAAGCGGTTAGGCACAACAGAAACTGTACCGAAGTCGCTCAAATAAACGTCAGCCGCACCAATGATGGTTGTAGGAGCATTTGAGGGAGCCATGAAACGCTGAGCAGCGATACCAGCAAAGGTAGAAACCAATTGCTTGTGGCCTGGGTTGACCATCAACACTTTAGGATTGCCACCAGAAGCGTAAACTTCTTTGATAACAGTCTTCAAAATGTCTTCTGTGAAGGTGCGGTTTGTGCCGTTGGTGCGAGCAGTAGTGCCCAAAGAACCAGCAACGCCGTTAGTACCAAAGTCGCCATTGGTAGACAACCATGCTTGCAGACCACCCAATTTACGAGCAGTAGAGCTATTGCCGTTAGCAGCAGCTTGGTTGCTCAACAAGGTTGTTTCCATGTCACGCTTGATTTCGCTAGAAGCCTTGGCCAACTGATAAGCCTTTTCAGACTTACGACCAGCCTTATCAACGCTTTGCAAAGTGCCAGAAATCTTCACAGTCTTCTGAGCGATCTGAGTGCGGTTGCCAACACGGGTAGTTGGAGACATGGTAGCGTCAGATGCCGTAGCACCTTCTACGGCGTAGTTATCAAGAGTCGCACTGGCGAGACTATCTGTTTGCCACTCGTGCAGAACAGCAGTAGCCTTTGTCTTACCAATAGAAGACATGAAAGGGGTGTCGGTAGGGCTGATGTTATAGATAACGTCAGAGAGGTCTTCACGCTGACCAATAGCGGTGTAGGTTTGATATGTAGCCATTTTAAAACTCCAAATTTAAAAGAATCGTTCAAATGCTTTTGCTGCGTCTTGGACTTTTCCAGTTTCACGCAACCTTTGCATTGCCTGTTTATCACTTGATGACTTCGTAGGCGGTGCAGAAGTTCCTGATCGCATCATCTTAGGAGCAGCTTGAAGTTTCTTGTTTACTTCTGGTTTGCTCTTTTGAAGTTGCGCGTACTTCATCCCGTTATACAAAGTCAGCACAGCACGACTGTCATATAGTTGACTGAGTTCTTGGTCAGTCCACCCAACAGATTTCGCATAGTCACGGATTTGTTTCCGAACCGCATCACCCTGTGGCGTAGCCAACTCAGGAATCAAACTGGTTAACTTCTCAGACTCTTGACGGAGATGGTTTT